ATAGTTAAAGAATCTTGCTATATCACCACCATCATGGACTATGATTAACTCTGATTCTGTACCATAATCTTCTTTCCTATCTTTCCATTGTTGGGTTGAGTAGAAAGTAGTATTACCATAACTTCGTAGGTTTCTTTTTTTAGCATAAGAACGAATTGCTCTAGCTACTTTAAGACCTATTTTCGACAGTCCTTTAGGAATAGTAAACTCTTCGTCAAATGTATTAGGTATATGTCCAGTCATGAGTTATCTCCTTTTCCTAAAAGTTATCTTGTAACCAATATTAAGTATGAAATCTAGTAAGTCTTTTACTTCTTCTGATTTGTTATCATAGTTACCTTTTAGAACTATAATACCCTCATCATTTCTGATGATATATTCTTCTTTATGCATGTTATCTCCTTTGTTATATACACTATTCTAGGACTTTATAAGGGAAGGAAATATGGATTACCCTAGAATAGTGTATAAGTTACTATAATATCTAGAAAACATATGCAAATTTTTGCGAAATTTCCCAGATTTTTCAACGATACTCGAATTTTCGACCGATTGCAAGATTTTTTTCGAACTTTGTTGCCAAGTAAATTACATAAGTCCCTGGTCTTTATAGTTTTTTTGTTATCAAATTAGCTATGTATTTGTTGCATAAATACAACTTGACATATGTATCTGGGGTATTCCTGGTGGGTATGTGGTCTAGTTTAGAATCATTCTAAATTATTGCTACTCTTCTGCGTATGATAGCTATGTACCTAAATCATAAAAGGGGAAAAAGGGAATAATAAGTATTAAATTAATAAGCTGCACGATTTAGAATCAAAAGAACAAAAGTAGAACACACTTGAAACGCCCAGAATCCGTGGGTTTCAATTGGTCGATAATTCAATTCTTGACAATTCGAAGAATTTTTTGTATTCTAAAATTGTAAAAATCTTTTAATATTAACATTAAACATAGGAGATATAATATGAAAAAAGATTTAAACATTGATTCAGATAGAATCGCAAAAGATGGAGTCAAAATTTATAATTTTGATGAAGTTAAAGAGATAGTACAAAAAACGAACCCTAAAACTGGAAAAAAATATTGGGCTATCGATAATAAAAAACCGTTACTCAATGGAGATATTGTTTTATATCCAGTTGGATATGGTGAAGATAAGATTAGATCCAAATCTCAAAAAGATATGATCTCAATAACTGTTAATGAAATTTGGGCTAAAGAAATAAAGGTTCAATCATACGCTTTCATGGTTATTTGGAATTTATTCGAATCATTAAGTAAAGCAAAGAACTCTAAACAAGTAGATGAATTTATTTCTAAAACTGTTGTAATGCCAATTACTAGGCAAAACCATACTGACCAAGAATGGAATGAATTTCTTGAGTTTAAAAAGCAGAAAGCGAACGGCACAGATGGAAAGTAAAACCAAAAATGCAATTCGCAAATATGTTTGGATGTATAGCAATCAAAATAAATTTGTTAATCCAATAACAGTTGAAGAACTTGTCAAAGCGCAAAGAGATATGAAAGAGAGGTTAAACAAAAATAGATAACTACAAGACCCATTGACAAATCAAAAAGAGTCGTTCCTAGAGATAGGGGGGACTCTTTTTGCATTGGGGGTCAGAAAAAATTACACGTTGCAGCTCTGCTATCTATTGTATCTACCATAGACAAAATGAGCAGATTTTCAAATATGGCCCCTTACTTGTAAATCTAGGGTACCCATACCCCTACCTAAAACTTTAGACTTTGTAAATATACCGATCATAAACTTCCCTTGCTCTAGGCCGGGTCTTACCGTGTAGTGTTTACCACTAGTCTGGCAAAAGAATTCTACATCGGTAAATCCTGCTTGTTTACCCATAGTCTCAAACTCGACTGGAGTGTAGTGCTTATAATGAAACTCATTGACTGGTGGTAGTTGGTGGGGTCGTACACATTCATTCGGCGACGAAACTATAAATATATTAGATTTATTTGCAGCCAAGTCAAATACACCTTGACCTAACTCTGGTGGTATGTGTTCAATAAACTCAAACGATACAACAGCATCATAGGAAGCTTGTAATCTATCTGCCTCTAGTTTTGTAAAATCTTCAACAATGTAATTAATTCGTGGAGCTTTTTTTGAAAAAGACTCAAGAAAAACACCATGAGCTATCGGTGATTTATCAATACAATCTACCCCACAATTAAGCATATTGTGTAGAATGTAAGAACCATAACCAATTCCACAGCCAATATCTAAAATATCATTAGGCTTTGGTACAAGCTTTTTTATTTTCTTTACGGCAAAGTTATATCTCTCTAAATGATCTGCCCTAATATTATTAGGATCCATTATTCGTTCAGCCATCTGATGCTTTCATTCGTGTTGTCCAATATCTATCAAGTATATAATACCAACATCCATTGATACATGGTTCTACTAAAGCAACTAACCCAGCTTCAAATAACGAAGCACCAGTTAACCAGTAGACAACATTCATAGCTATAAGTACGTGACCACATGTATAAATAAAAGCTCTTCCAATACTTGTGTTTATCATGTTACAACTTTCATAATACATCCTTGTTTCCAGGATCTAGCCATCGGTATGACTTTTCTACCATATTTTTCACACCATTCGATTAAAGCTTTCCATTCTCCCTCTTCCCATTTAGGATAAGGAGATATGGGTGACGGTAATAAATCATCAAACCGTATTAATGTACCACTTACAATCTGATCATTTAATAATTCAAGAACAGTTTTAGTTGACTTATATAAATCACAATCAATATTCATAAACGATATATGTTTTGTGTGGTCTTTCTTCCATGTCGGTATAGTATTTTCAAACCAACCTTCATATAAAACTACATTTGGGACTACTTTCGGCAACTCCGACACAGCGAAGTGTCCTTTCTCTATAACTTTGTGACCCATAAACCATTGTTCAGGCAGTCCTTCAAAACTATCAAATCCGTGAAATGTAACTTTCTTATTAAGACTAGCTAAATAATTTATAGATTTACCCTCGTACACACCAAATTCTGTATAGTGTCCTTTCGGATGTTGAATATTCTGCATACAAAACTGGTACTCCATGACTCTATTGTCCAAAAGAACCATAGGTAAATATAAAAACTCTTCAGGTCTCATAAACTGCATTGTAAACAAACACTTGCATATTGTCAAATCGTTGTTTATATTGATAACACCAGTTGCATCCACCTAGTTTTGTCCTAATAAATTAGGTTTAGAAGCTTCACTTGTCTCCTACAGCTTTGGAACACTGGTATATGAAGAGAAGGGAGCGATGGTTGTGGGTTATTATCCTCCCTTCAAAGATTTAAAGCTATGACAAAGAAAAAAGTACACATTATTTATGGTAATATGACAGAAGAAGAGCTTATTGACTTGTATAAAGTTAAGAGAGAAGCGAGAATATATGGAGGAGGCGAAGAATTAAAAGAAATAAAAGCTGAATTAGAGCGCAGAAGACTAAGACGGCTACAAAAACTTAACCCAGAGGAGTACGAAAAGAGAATGTTAGAGAAACCAGAAGATAATAACGTAAAAGTTCCTACATTTCGTGGACTCACAGCTATGCAAGAGAAATTTTGCATGGAATTTGCGGGACATGGGGACGAAGTCAAGGCATATTTAGCCGCAGGGTACCAACCAGACAAGAATGATGCACGAACCAGAGCCAAAGCTAGAGTAATTATGAAAAATGAAAAGGTTATGGAGCGAATCAAAGAGTATCAAGAAGAAGCTGTAACTAAAATTACGTGGACAAAAGAAAAAGTTCTAGAAAGACTAGCAAAAGTTTACAATGAGGCTATGCAAGACAGTGATTTTACAAATGCAAACAAATCTATGGAACATATTGCTAAACATTTAGGCATGTTTGTAGATAAAGTAGAACAGACTGTAAAGACAACTGGCTTTGAAAGTGGTGATAAGAAGAAAGACGTGGAAAGACTGGTAAAAATTGCAGGTCTCAAAGTCGTATCGTCAAACAATGACCCTAAAAAGTAATGAATCTATAAGCGACGAGGATATTGCCAAGCTTCGTCACCTTGCATTCCAAAATGTTCGTGATAATTTCTCTGGATTTATAGAAGCCTTTGCCCCAAAGCTTGTTGCTGACTTTAAAATGGGTAAGCACATAGATGTTATCAGTAAAAAACTACAACAAGTCGAAGAAGGTTCTATTAAAAGATTGATGGTGTTCTTACCACCACGTAGTTCTAAATCTTTAATCTGTTCTAAACTATTTCCTGCTTGGTATCTAGGTCGCCACCCTAATCACGAGATACTATCGGTATCACACAGTGATCAATTAGCCTCTGACTTTGGTAGAAGTGTAAGAGATGTGGTTAATGACCAAGACTATCAGTCAATATTTGAGGGAGTCAAGTTAAGATCCGATGTTAGAGCTGCTGGTAAATGGCAAACAAATAAGAACGGTGTATATGTAGCAGCTGGTGTACGAACACAGATCGCTGGTCGTGGTGCGCATGTAGCTTTACTTGATGACGTAATGTCAGAGGAAGATGCCTTTAGTGAAGCGGGTCGTCGTTATATTAAAGAATGGTATCCTGCTGGTTTACGAACAAGACTTATGCCAAATGGTTCTATTGTTATTATTAATACACGATATCATGAGGATGATATTTGTGGTTGGTTATTATCAAGTCAAGGTGATGGTACTGATAAAGCTATGAACTGGGAAGTTATAAGAATACCTGCGTGGGTTGATGATAGTAGTAGTAAAATTCTTAACCTACCAGTCGGTGAGTCATACTTTCCAGAATGGAAACCAAAAGAGATATTAGAGAATGATGAAGCAGAGATTCGTAGACACAACGGTTCACGATATTGGGAATCATTGTATATGCAGAACCCAGTGCCAGACGAAGGTGGTATTCTTAAAAAGTCTTGGTTTAGAATTTGGGATGAAGACGAACCACCACAGTGTGATTTTATAATACAGACTATGGACACAGCATTCTCAACAAGAACAACGGCAGATTATAGTGTTATTCAAACGTGGGGTATCTTTGTTACAACCGAAACAGATAGTGAAGGAGTTGAACGAGATATCGGTAATTTAATTTTACTTGGTAATGTTCGAGGTCGATTTGAATATCCAGAGTTACGAAGTAATGCACAAGATGCATTTGATGAACACGATCCAGACATTATAATAATAGAGAAGAAAGCCAGTGGGCAATCGTTGATACAAGATTTACGACGAGCAGGATTACCAATACTTGAATATACTCCTGATCGTGATAAAGTAGCGAGAGCCTATGCTGCCTCACCCTTGGTAGAGTCAGGTCGAGTATGGTTGCCGAATAAACTGTGGGCACAAACATTATTTGATGAAGCCGTCAG